TTGTTCCTATACCAACGTTGCCAGAGCTGTCAATAATAACTTTAGGAGCTGACAAATCGTCATTAGCATTATCAAATGCAAAATATGTTTGTGATGCTGGAATACCTAACCTCCAAGCAGCTGACCCTGCGCTCTCAAACTTTTGATTAATTAAACCTGAGCTTGATGCTGTTAAATGCAGTTTTGCATCTATTGAAGTTTCCCCAATTCCAACGTTACCATCAGTTCTATTTATTACGAAAGCTTGAGAAACTTGTGCTGTTCCTATTTCCAATCTATTAGCAGAACCATCATACTTCATCCACGCTTGATGACCGCCTCCATCAGTTTCAGCGAAAGCAAGCCTACCACTATTTGCAGAGTTTCCCGTCTCTGCGTTTATTAAAATTGTTGGATCAGAATCCCCTTGAACATTTAATAAAGCATTAGGACTCGTTGTTCCTATACCAATATTTTGGTTTTTGTCATAGTAAAAAGGTAATTCATCTTCACGGCCTCTACCCTGATCACCCAATCTTTGGGTTAGCATTTTAATGCCACTAAGTCTAACTATCTTGGTATCAGTATTCCCTTTATCAATAGTTAATCTCACATAGTTGTGACCACCATTCCCTACATATGGATCAACATGGTAAAATCTATTACTTGCGCTAAAAGAGATCCCTGAGCTTGAGTGTATCTCCGTCCATGTGGAACCGTCTGAGCTTGTTTCTATTTTTACCGTACAGGACGGCGTGGGGTTTGAATAAGTAGCCGCTATGTGGAAATATCTCGCAACATTATAAGCTACCCCCGTCCATGTCCATCTGACCGCTCTCTCCCCACTACCAATGACTGTGTAGTTTACTCTGTCTTTTTGATCAAATAACCCAAGCTCCAAAGTGTCAGATGAGAAAGTACTGCCATCTGTTGAAATCTCTTGACTGGTTGTATAGTTTCTATCAAATGCTATTAAGTCATGCCATGTAGCATTGAATGGGGTCGCTGTAACCCAATTATAAGATGGCGTGTAAACTGTATCGTCAGGGGTAGTGAACGTTGGTTTATTGGCCCCTGTTAGTGTAAGATTATTAGTAACAACTACATCATTATTAAAATATGCAGCACTTGTTGCTCTTAGTGTTCCATTAACGTCTAATTTATAAGATGGTGTTGTTCCTATACCAATGTTGCCGCCGTTTTCAATAACCATTCTAGGATACTGACCGTCAGCGGTAAATTGGAAGTCGCTGGCACTAAAATCTATTTGTTTATAAGCGCTACTTGACCTATCATAACTAAATATTATATTTCTATTGTTATTGTCTTGGGGTATAAATTCTAAGGCTGTCTGGCTATTACCTCCATCCATACCATCAGCCACAACAAGCTTAGAACTAGGATTCGTTGTTCCTATACCAACGTTGCCTGTATCACCTTTAATGACCATTCTAGAGGAAGACCTCGTAATGAAATTGTGGCCATAATAACCTTGATACTCTAGTTTAGCTTCCGCAGTTCCACTCCCAATGTACCTGATATTTCCGTGAACATAGTAATCAGCGTCAAAGGACAATCTTTTACTAGTCTCTAGAGTCACACCCCCTGAAGAAATTATATCTGCATTTGTATCAGGTGCTGCTCCTAAAGTGGCTGTACCTACATGTAGTTTAACTTCTGGACTAGTTGTTCCTATGCCAACGTTACCGCCAAGCGGATTAATAGCTAACTTATAATTAACACCAGTCCCAGCATCGTGAGCTTGCATCCAAGCATAATATCCAGAAGCACCTGTAGTCCCCATATCTAGGAAGACCGTTGAACTTCCCTTTATGGAAAAAATACTCCCTTGAAAAGTTCCGCTAACCGACGGAGCCGCAGATGTCCCAAAGACTTGTAACGGCGCACTTGGACTATTTGTTCCTATACCAACGTTTGTGTTTTGAAAATAAGCATTACCATCAACAGCCCCACCTTCAATTGTAAATCTTTCTAGAGAAGCACCCGTATTAGTTCTTGTAAAAAATTTATGGTGGTAATTACTATTTGCAATTTCTAGATAAGTAAAGTCTGTGCCGGCTCCATATAAACCACCGCCGCCGTCAAGTTCAATATCACCTGCTACGTGGAGCTTTCTACTAAGACTAGTTGTTCCTATACCAATATTAGTTCCATCATCATACATGACAGAATCATCAAGGATACTACCATTAAACTTAACAATCCTATTGGTAACGATATTTGTTACTCCAACAGAAGTGGCGGTAACTGACCCTGTTGATGTTATCGCACCAGAATTAATTGTACCTATGTTTTTTAAATTTCTACTTAAATCTATAAACTGCGTACTACTACCGTCACCTATGTATAAACCATTGTCAGAAGCTGTGCCACTGTCTGATCTAAATCTAAATTCATTTCTATTTGACCAAGTTGTATCGTTGCTAGGGAAGCCATAAGCTTTAAAACCACCTTCTGAAGCAAAAACAACAGTTTCCTCGGCTTCGTTAAGATTAGTTCTAAGTACATTTCTAGTATCACCAGCCGCTATTATAACAGAATCATCAGCACCCAAAAGTAACCCCCCTTGTTCTGAAACTCTTTCTAGGATTGTTTTTTCTGTTCCTCCTCTGTCTATTTTTAACAAGGGAACAGATGTTGTACCTTCATAATCTCCAGTATCGCCTGATGGCTCGTGGTCAAATAGAATATAACCACTAGAACTAGTAAATGTAAACTTGTTATTTATTGATGTAGCTCCTAGAGATAATGTGCCGTTAATATTAGGGTTCTCTAAGTTTAAAGTTGTATTAGCCCCACCTATTGTAAGTGTTACCGCACTACCATCACCTTTTATACTACCAGATTGTTCAAAAAGTATATCAACATTGTTAGTGCCATCACCTATAAAAACATCAGAAGAACCATCACCTAGTAAAACATCACCAACGGCGTTGCTTAATACTAAGTTATTGCCATCTTGCTCTATTTTACCAGCATTAGCACCCGCAGTTGTTTTAAACTGGATGTCGTTCCCTGCTTCTAAATTTATATTATTTAAAAATTTTGACATGTTATATTCTCCCTGATATTCTCTTTCTATTTACACTTAACTCTGACCTGCCACCAAACTTAGTTTTGATCTTTGGTGGAGTCGCAAAAATAAATTTTAAATCTCTTATGTAACCTATCTCTTCTTGGTTATCACTATCAAAACCGTAACCAGCTAATAGCGTGTAAGCATACTTTTGAGCTGGTATTGTTAATGTTTTTTGTTGCCAAACTCCTGATGCATTGTCAAACCTAATCTCATCTTTGAAACCGTTTAACATGCTTTTTTTAACATTAGTGTCTGAACTAGAGCCATATGTAGTTTCACCAGTGTAATAACATTGATACCTGCCTAAAGCACTATTAGTGTGGGGTTTTGCGGTTAAGTAAGGATAGCTCCAACTACCACTTCCCTGACCTTTAAACTCGCCTTTTACTGTAACAGGTGTATTGGCTGGTACATATAAAATTTCTTGGCCAACTAAATAATATTCTGATTGTAGGTTCACAACACTCCATATATCGCCACCATCCCTATTGTATTTTAAATTATAAGAGTTTTCAACTACAGCGTTTAATCCTTCTTCAAAACACCAGTCTTGAAACTGTGACATCATCCAGTGACCACCGCCTCTGTAATTCCTAGCTCTACTATCACCAGCACCATTACCCATATAGGAATTGCTGTTCACGATACCAAATGTATCTGTGTAACCAGCGTATACATCTGGAACCTGTTTATAATATTTGTTTTGTATGTATGAATCTTGAAACACAACATCACCACCACCAACACCGATATATGGTATAGATCTAAAACCATCTATATGAAACCTTTTAAAATGAGAGTTTGGCGCTTGATAATACGTGTATATTGGTCTATTTTCATGATTTAATAATATAACATTATGAACAGGATTCATTTCTCTGTTATGGTGCATCATAAATCCGTAATCATCAGATCTAGTAAAATAACAGTAAGCCCATTCATTAGCCTCATACATGCCATCGTTGTGTAAACTATTGTAACCATTACGAGTGCTATAATTATTTACAAATTGAGTATCATGGTGAGTAGACCATTGCCAATAACCTCGTTGACCTGAATAAACAGATATGCAGTTTCTATGCATAAAGCTATGTGTATGTCTTGTATTCATACCTCCATAATTAGCATGAGTTGGTTCGTTTAAAACTACGCAGTTTTCATACTTGCTTTGATAATCTTGTCTTGAATTTGTAGTGTGTTCGTTGTCTCTATATCTACTGTTATAACCAGCCACAAAAACTTGCCCTCTATAAAAGTTGTTGTTACTGTTGCCACCCATACCATTCCACAGTATATCTTTTAATCCTATCTCTCTAGTGCTAGCTCTATCATAGTCTGTATAATACT